AACACGGCTAATCCTCATCCGCTCCGTCGGAGAACTCGCCCCATCCGCAGTAGTGGAGAACACTAGGCGCCCCGGCATATCATTAGCGCCAGGGGTGCCGTCTACCTCAAAATCAATCCGTGCTCCCTCCATAAAATCAGACCCGTCATACCCCCAGCCACTCCATTGACCGAGCGAGTCATCAGAAGCAACAGCGCCGGTGCCACGAATACGTGCTGTGCGGATATTTGGCCCTCGGCCCGCAGCACCGTTTGTAGTATTTGTAATACTAAAAGCAGATGTGTTGTTATTACTGCCTTCTAACTGAAGCCGTGCTTCGGCAGCAATAGACGCAGGTGTTCCACGGCTAGTAGACGTACCAACTAAGAGCCTGCCGGAGCTGTCGATGCGGGCTACTTCACTACTACTGACGTTAACAATAAGCGGAGCAGTTGATGCAGCAGATGTCAGCGTCGTGGTTCCTACACGGCTAATCCTCATCCGCTCCGTCGGAGAACTCGCCCCATCCGCAGTAGTGGAGAACACTAGGCGCCCCGGCATATCATTAGCGCCAGGGGTGCCGTCTACCTCGGCGTAAATTGCTGCTGCTTTGGTCCTGAGGTCGGTTCCGTCCGCACCGGCAAAACCTATGGTGCCAAGATTGTCGTTATCCTGAACAATGGTATTTGAACTAACAGCGCTACCTCTCGTGCGTCCGAGAAGGAGGTAAGAGCCGTAAGCTGCCGTCGTATCTGAGTTGCTTACGCAAGCGATCCCGGTTAACCCAGGGGTGCCTTGTACTGATTCAAAAACATGACTAGTATTTGATCCGGCAGTAGAGATACCGAATGGCTCAAGAGCACGAGAACTAGACGTACCAACTAAGAGCCTGCCGGAGCTGTCGATCCTCATCCGCTCCGTCGGAGAACTTTCCCCATCCGCCGTTGTAGAAAACACCAAAACGCCTGGGGTATCACCAGTCGTCCAAGCGGAGCCATCCGTTCTTGCAGAAATAGAAGCACCCGGAGAAAAACTTGTCCCGTCTGTTCCGCTAAAGATCAACTCACCTAGTTTCCAGCCGCCTGTGATTGCACCATGAGCGGTCATGGTCTGGTCGGTAGTGCCTCTGGAACGCTTTAGATCAATTGTTGCGCAAGTTTCTGTGCTGCTGCCACCAGCGTAACTAACAATACTTTGTCCGCCAGTAAGGCCACCAGTTATAACAATCGCTTGTTTATCATTTGTATCTGCATTGTTGGTGCTTGTAGGCGAGCCCACCAACAGCCTGCCAGAGCTGTCGAGGCGCATGTACTCGCTAGCGATACCACCCCCTAGTCCACGAAAGAGGATGGCGCCGTTGGCAGTGTCGTTGCGAGAGTCAATAAAAGTTATACCGTTGTTTGTGCCAAAGTCAGCGGTTAAATTTGTTCCGTCAGAATCGTTTAATCTAATGCGTGGAAAAGATGCTGATACTTGGAGTGGAACACTTGCTGTTGAGATGATTTCCATATTGCCATTTGGGCCAATAAACAACCGCCCTGTGCCACTAGTTGAGATGGCTATTTGGTTTGTGCCGGGGGAGTAAACGCCGGTGTTAATGTTGCCAGTAAATGTGATCGAAGGGTTTGTCGCACTACCTGCCGCAAATACACCCGATGTAATAGTGTGAATACCACCACTAATATTAGTAAAATTACCGCTTGTAAAGTTGGCAGTTGTACCGGTTACGGTAACACCCGAAAAAGTACCGGTGACGGTGACGTTACCACTAAAGGTAGGATTCTGAACTAAACCAGAAAGCGTAACGCTCTTATCAATACCTGCATCGGTAAAGGTAACTCTATCAACCTTAATAACTCCGTAATTCATTTGTTGTCTCTTTTTGTCTATTTTAACCGAAAATCAAGGAAGAATAATTAATGGACCTTGAATTACAAATCCACTTGTACTACCTGAAACAACACCAGAACAAACAATAGCAGGTGTTGCGCCAGAAGGTGTTGTTACTCTGAGTGTGCTGCCGGTGATATCAGTAAACCTACCGGTTGCACCAGTGACTGTGGCACCAGAAACAGTTGTGAATGTTGCGGTTACGCCTGTGGTTGTTGTTCCTGTTAACGATGTAAAGTTACCAGTTGTTGCATTGGTAGTAACCGCTTCAACCGTAACACCTGTAATTGTTGCACCTGAAACACTTGTTGTAAATGTTCCTACTTGACCGGTTAAATTTGTGGCAAGTACTGTATTTCCTGTAACGGTTAAACCAGAAACACTAGTTGTGCCAATAACTGTAATGCCTGTAACAGTTGTAAATTGTCCCGCATTTCCTGTGATTGTTGCGCCAGAAATACTTGTTGTTCCTACAACCGTGTCACCAGTGACCGTTGTAAATTGGCCGGTGTTGCCAGTAACTGTTGTGCCTGAAATGCGACTGGTAAAAACACCAGATACACCAGTAATATGAGTGGCGTTAACAGAATCTCCAGTAACAGTAGCACCAGATAAATTGGTAAATACCCCAGATATACCAGTAATAGCTGTAAAACAACCAGCATCACCGGTAATTACAGCACCCGAAAGGAACTGAGTAAATACACCTGAAATACCACTTACGTTTCCAAAAGAGCCCGTGTTTCCAGTAACAAGTGCCCCTGAAACTCTAGTTGTAAATGTACCTGTTGCGCCTGTAATAGAAGTTGCTTGTACAGCGGTGCCTGTAATAGTTTCGCCAGAAAGAGTTGTCGTGAATACGCCTGTAACACCAGTAACAGTAGTGAATCTTGCCGCTGTACCTGTTACCGTTGTGCCAGATAACGTGCCTGTTACTTGAACACCGGACGTAAATTGTGCCGTTCCCGTTACCGTTAATCCACTAGCAACGGAAAGGTTTCCGCTGATGTTTAAAACAGGCGTAGAAAGAGTTTGGAATGTGCCAGTGATAGCGGCTACAGTTGTACCCGTGAAGGTAACGCCTGTTACGTTTGTAAAAGTAGCGTTTGTAAAAAACGTGTTAACACCACTTGTTGTGGTGCCTGTAAGACTTGTAAAATTACCCGTAGAAAAAGATGCTGTAGCTCCTGTGGCCAGTGTGTTAAATGTACCTGTTCCTGCGTTAAGCAAGCTACCCTGTAAATAGGTACCAGTTAAGGTGTCTCCACTGACGATGCCGCTGATGGTGGCATTATTTTGAACAACAATACCACTAAACGTGCTAAGCCCAGACGCAGCTACCGTGTTAAAACTAGCATTTCCATTTACAGTTAACCCTGTAATAGTGACATTTCCACTGATTACAGCACCGCTGCTGGCTACATAATAAACATCTAAATAGTCTTTAAAACCAGAAAAAGTAATTTTTTTATTGCGCAGTGAAGGATCCGCTTCAAAAACGTGGACCAGGGTCATGACATCCTGGTCTACAATCTCGTTCGCTGCAATTGCAGGAAATTCGGTAATACGGCGGTTTGCCACCTATCTACTGCGCAATTCTTTCCTTTATTATAGATCGGCTTATTTAGCGCACCTTAATCTCAAGACGTGGTAAAACATTTGTTACAACATTCCATCCCCATTGAATTCCTGTGACAATTCCACAGGAAAGCAAAATAACCAACAGGATTTCGGCGACTGTTAAATTGCGACGCACATAAATAACCTGAGGTTGCTGTGGTGGAATTGCTGCTTGCTGTGCCATGGTTTGTTGGATAGCAAGCTCACGTGCCCTAGCTTTCATCTGAGCAAGCATCTCAGGCGTAATTTGCCCTTCCAGCGTCATTTGTCCTTCCACGGGATAAGAAATAGGCGGTTGACTAGGGGGAATCTGCTCTTCCATGGTCGCAAATTGTTTTCCCAAAGACTAACATATAAACAAAGGATGTGCAGTATGCAGTACGGACTACGCAAAAGCCTAGAGGATATTGCATACGAGCTAAAAGGAATCAAGAATATCCTTGGTTCCATGTGGCACAGCCGTTATTCGACAGGAGAAACGGACGCATTAAATCCAGAAGCTTTTGCCGATGAGTACATCTCGACAGAAGAATGTGGTAAACGCCTAGGGGTCTCAGACCAAACCATCCGTAACTGGATTTCTATCGGAAGAAAAACCCCAGATAAAGGTTGGGTAGAAGGCATCCATTATGTCAATGTTTCTCCTGATGTACACCGCAAGGCTGTCCTGCGGATCCCCTGGAATCGACTGATTCAATCCTTTGCCAAAAACGAAAACCTTGATTTAAAAAATCTACGGGCACATTATGACCAATACAAAAACAAGCGAGGCTTCCTTGAGTAATGGCTCATCGTTTCCAGGGAATTGATCTTGGTTCTGTAACGGTTGAGAACCATGAAGAGATGCTGCCTGAATCTTTGATCAGACAAGTGGAGATGTTCTTGCCACCCAGTGGATCATTCGATGATGGCTGCCTGCGCAGGTACCTAGAAAACTTAAAAAATTACGAAGAAGAGGACGCCAACTCTGGCATGACACTTGCCAATCGATTACGTCTTGCGTTCCATGATCTGAGCGCAGATACAATCTGTGGTAAGTTTCCGCAAGCAGAGTTGCCTTTGAAACGAAGGTTACGTTGCGTAGCCGAATACCTTATCCGGTCTGGAGAATTTGATAAGGTAAGGGATGAAAACGGAAAGCTTGTCAAAAAACGTGGAGTTCTAGGCAAATTGGTTGTACTGTACCAACCAACGCCTAAGCTTCTGGAATCATTACACCGCCAAGGATTGCTGAAAGATGGATCGACGTGAAAAACTGATTGCTTCTGTGATTGGGCCAGAGCTTGATGAGAAGAAAGCCAAGATGCTTGATGCAACCATCAAGTTAATTCTTGGTGATATGGGCGAACAATACTGCAAGATGTGGGAGGTTGAAGGTCCAGGTGTCATGGTGTTCCAACCACGCAACAAAGAACGCTCTATGTTCTTTTGGACTTTGAAGGAGATCCATGCAGCACAAGAAGATTGCGAGCGGAATAACGATGGTGATCTAGCTGAGACTTTTAGGCGCATCCTTGGAGCTGCACAAAAGATTGATCCAACGGAAAAAGCTGGTTATATCATCAATGATGACGAAGGCATGCGTTATTTCGAGATTAATTACAACAAGGCTGCAGAGTAATGGCTGAAAAAGGCGTACGTGGCGTTGCGGCTCGCAATGAAGGTGTCGAGCTAATCACCAATAAAGACTTGGTACTTGCTGCCAACGAGCTGTTGGGTGGCATCACACTTGATGTAGCTAGTTCTAAGGTTGCCAATGAGTATATCGAAGCAGAGAACTATTACACACCAACGGATGATGGGTTAAATGCCCAGCAGTGGTACGGGAGTTGTTATTTGTTTCCACCAGCGGGTGCTTACTTCTGGGATCAAAAGCATGAAAAATGGAAGATGACAAGGGCTTCTTCTTTGACCCTGACATCGTCCCATGCCGTTTGGTTCCGCAGAATGTACCATGCGTGGCTTGCAAAAGAAATAGAGCAAGGTCTTTATTTCAGCAATTGCCCTGACATGATTCGTTACGAGCCCAAGATCTTTAAGTTCCCGATGTGCATTTTACGAAGTGCACCTTATGTCATGTGTCACAAAGACGGAGAGGTAAACAGGAAGCGCACATGCACCTCATTTCTTGTGTACTTGCCGCCACAGGATTCCTCGGGTGATGCCGTGGATTCTTTCGTAAAAATTTATGGGGAACGCGGACACCTTCTTGTGTAATCTCTGTAGACTGAAGGACGATTACAGGGATTTATGAGCGTCCTGGCCGACTGGGAGATCAAGCAACTGGCGGAAGACGACCAGATGATCGAACCCTTTGTGGATCATTTGGTCAACAAAGAAGATGGACGCAAGCTTCTTAGTTATGGCCTTAGCTCTTACGGCTATGACATCCGTTTGTCTCCTGCGCAATGCCTGATCTTTGGCAAGGTACAAGCTGGTGATTGCGATCCAAAGAACTTTGATCCCGACATCCTGAAGCCTGCTGACCTCCTGGAGGATGAACGCGGTCAGTACTTCTTGCTTCCTCCGTATGGATATTGTCTTGGCGTTGCCCAAGAACGTCTGAAGCTTCCTCGTGATGTCACCGTCGTTGCCGTAGGTAAATCTACTTACGCACGTTCAGGTATCCTGGTCAACATTACGCCAGCTGAAAGTGGATGGGAAGGTTACCTAACGCTTGAAATCAGTAATTGCACTGGGCTCTTCAATCGCATCTACGCGAACGAAGGGATCACGCAACTGCTGTTCTATCGTGGTAATCCTTGTCATACCACGTACCAAGACCGGAAGGGTAAGTACCAAGACCAACCAAACAACGTAGTCTTTTCTCAGGTCTAACCAAAAGGTCTACCAAACTGCTCTTTGGGTTTACGGGCGTAGCCAATAGATCCGGCACGCCCACCCGAATCACCTGCCGTTGCACTGGTTGGTTCACGCACTAAGTTGCGTTTTTGATATTCGCCTGCCGTTTTGGCAGCACGCATGAATTTAGCTACACGCCCTTGCTGACGATTAACGGATGCGGTAGAGCCACGGGCATCTTCATCAATGCGTCGCAAATCAGTGTCATATGCCTGTTCCGGATTAAGATCTGATACCTCAGCCCCAGAAGTGCCAGAGTCAATCCCTGGATCGTAAGTAGGTCTAAATCGGTTAGCCATCCTATTATTGTAAAAGGACTAAATCGATTAAAGCCGTGATGCATTCCGCCGCAGGTTTCTTAGACGCATTTGTGCAAGACGAAGTAAAGTGCCGCTGTCTTGACGAAGAAGATTTTGGCGCACCTCTCGACAATGAACAAAATGATGTACCATTGTATGACATGTACAATCGCGGTCTAGTAGCATGCGAGCAGGGGCTAGAAAGGAATCCGTTGAATCTCGAGGGACAACGGCCTGGAATGACGGGCTATATCCCCTCAATGGAGCAGGGTTTGGCGATGGGAGCATCTCCAAAACCAAGGACTCTGGTGTTGGAACTGGAGGAACCGGACGAGAGGGAACAGATGCTGTCAGCAAAACGACGTGGTTTGCTCCGGTAGAAAAAGTGAGTGATTGTCCTGGAGGTGTTTGCCCAGTACCCTGGGCCACCAAAGAAAAGCCTCCTGTGGTCCAAGAGGATGTGGTCAATCACCCTGCTCACTACACGGATGGTGGCATTGAGTGCATTGAAGCCATTGAAGCAGCTTTAACCGCCGAAGAATTCCGTGGTTACTGCAAAGGTAATAATTTAAAGTACACCTGGCGTGAACGCCACAAAGGCGGTACAGAATCACTGAAGAAAGCTCAGTGGTATCTGGACCGCCTCATTCAACTTGACGAAGCTCAGAAGGGCTGAAGTTCATCGTCATCATCCTCGTCGTCGTCTCGATATCCACAGGCGGCGGCGAGTTCTGCTAACTCAAGATCGGTTGGATGGTCCCAGTCGATCTCAATGTTTTCTGACGCCATGATGTCTCTGATGGCATGCCACTCCATCAAACGTTGATGGTAAAGACTTAACAAAGCAAAACGCAACTCTTCCCAAGTCATCTCCTCGGACTGGAGTTCAGCTTTGCGCATGGCAAATTGAAGCTCAAGAGGAAGTTCAAACTCCCGTGGCTCGACCGAACGCTCCATTCCACTCTGCATTTGCTAGTTGCAATTATTCTAATGCTAGCCGTTGAATATCAGATCGACGGACTCATCGGCAAAGTCCTGCCATAGGTCGTCGTCAATACGAAAACTGTTGGCAAACTCAGACAGGATGTAAGGATTGATGCGTTCCTCCAAAGCACGTATTGCGCGTACTTCGTGGGGAGCAGCACTGTAATTACGGAAAGCGGTCAACAAGACTTCTGTTGATGCCCAAGGGCTGGTGTCTACATCACGGAGAAAAAGACCCATCTCTTCTCTTCTGCGTTCCAGGAGACCGCCAACAACCTTATGGTTTTGATCAAAGATCCAACGGCTCATCTCCGTGGTGGCACTAGCAAAATCCTCTGCTTCCACATGATCAATGATGTGGCTGTACAAGAAGGACTCCCAACCAACGGAATGAATGAACGATACTAAAGCCTGGCGCATGTTGTCGTCAAGCCCAAGGTTCTGCCGCTGGAGCTGGGACTCAATGACGCTGACCTCATGGAAAAGGTACTCAAGAGCCTTCTCCTGGCTGCAACGCTGACCTTGCTTGACGGGAGAACCATCGGGATAGAACTGGGTTCCAAACCCGATGGTGTATGGCTCTGCGCCAGTGTGCGGATCTGCGTATGCCTTTTCGTTAAACCCTTCGTATTTACGAATTAGGTTAATAGCACGCGAAAAATCCGACATGGAGATAACTATTGTTATCCCCAATATACATAATTTTTATTTACCTTGGCCCCTCATCTTTTTACGACCGTGGCTAGGCAAAGAGTTTCTGCCCTGCCCTTGCCTGGAT